CTCGTAGTGATCATAGTCAACTGAGTAGCTAACATCGTTAAGCTAGTAGTCAACATAGTCATACTTGAGCTGATAGAAGTCATGCTAGCAGTCAACGACATTGAAACGGTACTGAACTGAGTTAAACCAGTCGCAGCAACCATCAATGCTGGTGCTAGTGTCATGATTTGCGTTCTAAACGCTGTGATAGGGGCTACAATAGCAGTTAACCCAGCAAGCGATTGACTAGCTTGACTAGAGAACGTACTAAACGCAGTACCAGCGGTAGTGAGTAGTGATTGTAGGTTTGTGAACGACGATTGAATGCTTGTAATCGTGCTTGAGAATGATGTTAAACCAGATACAGCACTAGACGCTGAGCTAGACACCTTACTCATACCATTACCAAGGTTGGCCATACCAGTACCAGCTTGAGCAAGTCCTGCTGAGTTGTTCCCAATTGACCCAACTCCTTTGGCAACTGCCGCAAGAGATGCAGCCATGTCTCCAAGATTAGTATTGGTAATCTTAACCACGCCATTAGCAAGCTGATTGAATCCAGACCCCGCTTTTTGAGCAGCGGTACCGATTGAGTTGAACACATTAGCCAAGCTATTCAATACGCTACTGATTGCACTACCGGCGGAAGTAATAACGCTTGAAATACCTTCAAACGCTGACTTAATACCGTTTCCGATACCTTGAGCCGCCGTGCTGATTGATGTTCCGACTGACTGCACTACGCTAGCAATGCCCTGCAATGCTGCACCAATAGCTGAACCGACAGAACTGATAATGCTTGCCACACCACTAAGGGCCGTACTAATAGCCGTACCGATACCCATAGCAGCCGTAGCGATAGCCATTCCTGCTGCTGACACAACCGATGCAATACCACTAAATGCAGCACTAATCACACCACCAATTGCGGTAATAATAGGCACGATTTGAGTGATTGCTGTGACAATCGCTGAAATGATTTGGGTAATGATAGGTGCAAGAGTTTGAACAACAGTAACGATGGCAGATATCACTTGACTAATGACTGGTGCCAATGTTTGAACGACAGTAACAATCCCTTGAATCAAGGTCATAATGACCGGTGCTGTTGCTTGAATAGCTTGGACAATCACTTGTAAGACCATTGCAATCTGTGGTCCAAATTGCCCGATTACTTGAGCTACTTGGACAATACAGTTTGAAATTACTGGAGCAATTGCCACGATTGCGTTAGCAATAATCTGAGCTACTGCCGTGATTGTGTTACCAATAATTTGGACAATCGGAGTGATTGCGGTGGTTATTTGACTGATTGCTGAACCTAGAGCAGTAGCCAAACCACTGAATGCGTCAATGATAGCTGGCAACGTCCCTAAAATAGACGTCCAAGCATTACCAAACGCCGTAATGGCTGGGGCTGCATTGCCTAGAGCAGTGCCGATAGCTTCAACCAATGGTGAAAGTTTGGCTAGTCCAGGCGCAGCTTCACCGACTGCTTTAATGACGATGCCAAATGCCGTTCCAAACGATTCAACGATAGACCCGGCTGCCTTGCCAATCGATTCAACAACAGTTCCGAACGCTGAACCGATAGCGTTTAGAATTTGTGAAACGCCTTGCGATTGAGTGGCCAAAAGGGTGAATGATGCAACGATAATACCAATACCAGCACCGATTCCGACTGCGGCAATGGCTACGGATGCACCGAATGACAGTAATGTTGCGGGGTTTAACCCTCTCAAGCCTTGCAAGGCGATATTGATAGCTGTACCAATCCCCTTAAATGCTGTAGAGATACCTGTTCCGATACCCTTAGCAGTTTGTGAAATTGCTGAACCGGTGTTTTTAATCGCGCCACCGATACTCTCAAACACTTGGGCAATCTTGCTCTTGCCACTGCTCGCACTAGTAGCGGCTTCTGCCATTCCCTCTGCCGCATCCGCTCCGAATTTCTTGAAAGGATTAAGACTCTTGATGAAGTCCAACCCTTTCAATGCAACACCTACCGCTGAAATACCAGCCTTGGCAGTCATGAAGCCCGCTACCATTGCCAAAATACCGCTAGTGATACCGTTTAAGATTCCCGGCGGAATTGCACTGACAAACCTAGATATTGCTGAAATAGCTTGAGATATCCAGTTTACAAGTGTTCCAAGGGCTGAGCCAATGCCTGCAATGATTGACTGCATTTGTGAGCTACCTAATACCTCACCGAATGACGAACCGATAGCTTTAAGGGCGTTCCAAGTATCTTGCACCGCTGCCTTGAACGACTGAAACGCTCCAGTGTCAGCAAACGAGCTGATGAAACTTCTAACTGATGTGGTAGCGATATTCAAGGCTTGCGAAATACCGTTAGCAATGTCACCAAAGACTGAACCAATGCCCTGCATAAGCTTGCTACCGTCAATCTTGCTAAAAAGTTGTTTGATTGAGCTTGAAATGTAAGTGAAGGTCGCACCTAGATTCTTCAAAGCTCCGGTATTAGAGAAGCCTTTCCAAAGAGATTGCAACCCGTTGCCAATCTTGTCAGCGATAGCGTTGATGTCGACTCTTTCAAGTGCATCAGTGAGCCCAACGACTGCCTTGATACCGATTTGATTGAGCTTCTCAAATTGTGGCATTAGCTTGTTGGCAAGAGACTCTTTCATACCGTCAATCGCTTGGTCAACAGTCTTGAACTCTGTGGCCATCTTACTGAAAGTGTCGTTATTCCCGACCTTTGCGATAGCGTCGAAGAAGTCCTCGGTCTTAATCTTGCCGTCCTGGACCGCTTGGACCATTTCAGCGGTACTCATGCCCATTTCTTTCGCAATCGCCGCAATACCGGCAGGCGTCTGTTCTAGCATGAGTTTGAAGTCTTGCCATTGAACCTTAGGCTTAGCAGCCATTTGGGTAGCTTGTTGGCTCAAGGTCTTCATGGCTTGTTGTGGGTTTTCTGCTGCCGCTGCAAGACCACCGAAACCCTTAACGAGTTCCGTTGTATTCTTCGTACCAACTGCCGCTAACTGTGAGTAAGTAGAAGCCATGTCGGACGCTGAATAGATGGTTTTGGTCGCAAAGTCCTGCAACTCGCCTTTGACTTGCTTAATCTGGTCGGTAGGCATGTTGATTTGTTGCATGTTGCCTTCAAAGGTCTTCCACGCTTTGGTAGAACTGTTAAGTTCACCTACCATCGACTTCATGCCGTTTCCAAGGGCGCTTATACCGCCCATAATGGCACCACCGATTAAGTTAGCGCCTAAAACAGACTTAAAGACCGAACCAACCTTACCAGCTGAACCTTTCAAGCCCTCTAACGCCCCCTTGATACGTTTAGCCCCACTTTCAGCGTCCTTACCATCGAACAACGCTTTGATGGTGACTGTACCATCTGCCATAGATTATCCCTCCTTTCTAAAATTCTTCTTCTTCGTATTCTTCATCAACGATTGTGTCGTTAGGGAGAGCATAATCTTTTTGAAGCTTACGCATTTCCTCTTTGTATTCCGCCGAGTCGCCCTTTTGTGGCTTCCATTTACGAATTTTGACAACTTCCATGAACTTGGTACCTTCTGGAAGTCCAGAAAGCAGAGCATTAAACTTCTTCCAGTGAAGCTTGCCTTGAACGTCGAACAAGTCAATGCCGTAAGCTTGCAAGAATGAAGCGTAGATATAATCACCATCTAAACGGATGTCATAAGGTGCTTTCTCTTTAGGTTCATCGCTTGCCGTTGTCTTCATGGGATTTCCAGCAAGGTCATACTCGACATGGTTGTCCTCGACCTCTGACAAGCTGATATGTTCCTCGAAAACCTCGTTGAATATCTCAGCCATTTCTTCGACTGTGAAATCTTCCAAGGTCTCACCGGTCAGAATCCTAATGCCAAAATGCGGTTTTACAAACTCTGGAACATCTTCGTCCCTCCACATTTCAAAGAGCTTTAGGACGTTGTTAAACGAAAGGTCTAGGGCGTACTCTTTATCATCAATAACTAACTTGTCGTTTAGTTTTCGTGATAGGTCGAGCATAGTTACTCAGCCAAATACTTATCGAGGGCTGCTTTTGAATTTTGGGCTTCAAATTCCTCTGAAATGCCCTTGATGGCTTCAATGAGATAGAACATAGCGTTAATCGTTGACTGACCAGCAAATGCATAAACTTGTTTAAACGCTTCTTCATCGTCGAAGACTTGATTAAAGCCATCTTCTACCAATGCTTTCAACGCCCCCAATGCTTCTTCATCGCTTGTATCTTGGAACGCTTGCCCTTTAGCTTGCAAATCTTCCCCAACAGTTTTCATGCGCTGAATGTTGCTATCAGACACTGGGAAATTAAGTTGGAACTCACCGAAATCGACTGGGATGATGCTGCTACGTTTTTTAATTACTACCATGTTTTAAATTCTCCTTCTAATACGAAAAAAAGAGGGGAAGGGCTAAACCCCACCCCTCAGTTGTCTTATCTTTGTTTTATTTAATTAGTGATTACCCACCGATTCCCGGTGTACCAGTTTCTGATGAAGCACCAGAACGACTAGGATCTGGTGACGCTGTACGTCCAGAAGTTTCAGAACCAGTGCCAGCGGCTGCTACTGCTGCGGCTGCTACTGGTGTGCCACTGATGTCATGTTTCTGTGGTGTACGAGACCAGTTAACTTGGAATTTGATTGATTCAAGTTCAGACGCTTCACCGTCACCAATTTCGATTTCAGACAAACGTGCAGGGCCTTCCTTGTAGTATTTGCCTGTTGGTACTACTTCCTTGTACCAAATGATAAGATCATCAGCTACTGCGTCTTCTTTTTCTGCGACAAAGTTTTGAGCTTTATCGTCGTAATCACGGTGTCCCTCAAACGAACGACCGCGAGATTTTGAAGTAATGATTTTTTCTTTAGTACCATCACCATCGAAATAAGCAATGTCATCATCTTCTGCGTCGTTTTCTGGTGCAGATTCTTTGATACCTTTGGCAATCCAAAGATACTTATCTTCGGTTGGTGGTGTGTCTGGATGTTCTGGGTCGTAAGGTGCGATGTAGTGTTTGCGAATCGCATTTTTAAATTTAGCCATTTAGTTAAGGCTCCTTTCTACTTCAAGTCTTGCCTTCAAATCAAGCAAGTAAATGTAAAAGCCCTGCTCGTCGGCATCGTTTAAACTCGGTGTCTCGACGGTCAAGGCTAAAAATGTGTATGAATTATTTGAACTTGGTAACTCGAATCCGATTTTGGAAAGCTCAGTGTTTATCTTCCAAAGAATAGCGTTTAGCTTTTGCTGGTCCTTCGATTTAATAGCTATCTCATACGGTAGCGATAGAATCTGAGTGCCAGCCATGTCTTCGTCTTCCACTTTTCCACCCGGCAATGGATAGACTGAAAGGCTATCGTCTTTTGAAAGATAATCAAGTTTGCATTTCAACGGCAGTCCAAGCGTATTGATGAAGTTTGCTAGAACTTCTGAAAAATCGTTGTCGTTCATTAATTAACCCCCATAGCTCGAAGTGCAACTTTACCCCACTCTTTAGAGTGTTTAGCAGACGCTTTCTTGTCCCAACGTTTGCCAGTCCCCGGTGTGGTGTATTTGCTGAAAGTAAAGCTTCTATTTTTGTTGTAACTAGACCCATAGAATTGAGCCCTTGCATAAGTTTCCGGATATCTAATACCATCGCTAAAAGGCGAACCGCTAGCGCTCAAGGTTCCATCTCTACGAGGGATGAATGGCTGCATGTCTGTAATCATTTGACTAATCATGGCAACTTTCCCACGTTTGACCGCTTCAGGACTGCATTTCTTTTCGAGCCCTTGCAAGTCAACTTTAACGGTTACATTAGCACCCATTAGATCACCTCAATTTCATAGCAAAACACCTTGTCTTGCCTTGGATAATAGACTGGAATGACAGAACGAATCTTATAATCTCGTTTGCCGTCATTAATCACGCCGTTCTCAAAGCTCTCATCAAGCACCACCGGGCAATGTTTCGGATATACGAACAAAACGCTTGGTTTTGATTCGCTACGATTGTTAGTTGACCCGATAACATTGAACGTCCTATCAAATCTAACGGGTTTTAGGGTTGTGGGCTCATCATACGTTACTTTACCCCAGACATCCGTTTCCCCCGTTAGCTTTTTGATTGTGACAGTATCAACTAGCATGCGTTTGTCAATAACGGTCATAACATACTCCTTTATAGCCATATCCTGCCCCTTTAAGAGCGTTCAAAGCGTCAAGAGATAGATTATACCGGCTGCCCTCAGTGGAAGCCTTAGACGTGTTCTTGTAGCTGATAGATGTCCGCCCAAGAGACACACTAGAGACTGATTGCTTTTCATCAGCGGTCATAATACCGCTACTATCCAAGTAGGCAATTTGAAAAGCCGTTGCTAATTTGACGGCTTTCTTTCGATATTCCAGTTCTTTTTCAAAATCAACAAAGTCATAGAGGTTTCTAATAAACATATTGATAGCTAATTCTGCCCTAGCTCGTAGCTTTTCAAAGTTTTCGACCTCATCAAAACCAAGTTTTTCAAACTCGTTTTCAGTTAGATAAGCGATTTTAACCACCTCCATATAAAAAAGGCGGTGTATTATCCGCCTTCTAGTTTATTCCTCGATTTCGTAACCGAGATTAAGAAATGCTGAAACAGCGACGTCATTGGTAGCTGTGAAGCTAACGCCATCTTTCGTCAAGATAACGCCGTTAACTGTTGTTTCTTCTTTCTTCTTAGCTGCTGCCATAGTTACCCCCTATTAAGCAGATTTGTGGACGTAGATAGCTTTCTTCTTGTTTTCCAAGACAAAGGCATCGTAACGAATACGTCCTTCAACAAGTTTGCCGTTGATACCTGGTGGGTTATCGTGGATCTTGTAGTCTTCAAGCTTAACTGGTGATGTAGTAGCCACTGGGTGAGCAATGATGAACTCAACACCTTGTGGAAGGCGGCCTGGTGTAAGAACAACTGGCATGCCGTCAATCACACCAACCTGACCATTGATTGTGATTTGTTGTCCAAGGTCTGACTGCTTAACAAATGCTGGGTCAAGCTTGATAAGTTTGTAGAATTTAGATGAAACATGAAGCACGCGCCCTGCTGTTGGAACGAATGCTTCTGTAAGCTTGATTTGACCATCAAGCACTGCTTCATAAGCGTTGTCTTTTGTGACTGCTGCTGTAACGATGTTATCTGTGTCAGCACCGCCTGCAATAGTTGCGAATCGGTAAGTGTCAATCTCTGGGATAACAACTTCTGACAATTGACGAGCAAGAGCTTTACCAGCTTCCATAACACCGTTAGTGTCTTGTTCAGATTTCTTGTCGATTGTGAATGTGAAAGAGCGGTCTTTCTTCAATACCATTGTTTGAACAGTATTACCGAGTTCATCCGCTGTACCATAACGATTGACACCGCTTGTTGTGTAGTCGTTCATTTGTGAAGTTGGAACAGAATACACTTTAACTGTGTCAACACCAGTAAAGTCGAAATCTTGGTTAATGATACCAGTTGAAAGAGCTTCTTTTGTGAAGCGTTCATCAACTTTGTTGTCAAATTTCTGTGCGTAGTTAACAACCATGTTTTAAATACCTCTTTTCTTTTTATACGCTGTCAAAACCTTCAAATAGGGCTTTATCTTCTGCGCTAATATCCTGCCCAGCGTCCGCTGCTGGATTCCCCGGAACAGTGATATTTGGGTTTTGCGGCTCGCTTTGAGTTTGGAAGAGGTAAGGGCTTGTCTCTCTTAGGCCGTTGATAGTTTCTTCTAGGACTGGTTTGCCGTCCTCGCCTAGTTCAATCTTGTCTAGATCAATAAACTTCATAAGGTCCTCTGAGTTGTAAGCACCCACGTCTTTCAATGCCAATGCTACCGCGTTAGTTTTCTTAACTTGGGCAAGGTTAGCTTCATTCTCAGTCTTGTAAGTGTCAAATTGAGCTTGTAGGTCCGCTAATTGTTGCTTAGCTTCTTCACTTGCTCCCTCTTTAGCTTTCAAGTCTTCGAGTGCTTGGCTTTGTTGCTCAAGTTGCTGTTTAAGGCTGTCGTTCTCAGCTTGTAGCTCAGACTTAGCTTGTGATTTAGTGTTCTCAATACCTGCACCGTACGCTTGCATGATATTGTCAATCACACTTTTATCTGTGATACCAGCTTCAACTAACATGTCACGTTTCAAACTCATGTTTAAAACTCCTTTGTTTTACGTCCGGTGGACTGTATTAGCCCAGTTTTACGACTTTTGGCAGGTCATGATAGTCTAATTCCTATCAGTCAAGATTTGGATCACCAGCTTTCTTTTTCTGTTGCTTTCGCAGTTCGATTTCTGCTTTAGCTTGATTAAACGGGTCATCATAATACCTCTCTCTCGAATAATCTCGATACAAGAATGGGTGTTGTCTCAGATAGTCCCTCATAGCTGCTTGCTGTTTCCTAACTTGCCCCTTATACTTGCTTATTAGCTCGTCATCCTCTAGCTTGTTAGCTACGTGAAGCATCTCTTTTGACTTTCTGATAGAGCGTTCTATAGCTCGCTGCTTAGCTTGAGCGTTAGCATTTTCTATAGCTTGCTCTGGCGTTAGGTCTTTTAGGTGTTCCGGTAAGTCTGGCTTATAGTTAGCGCCTACCACAAACGGCGTTATCTCATGGTGGCAGTTGTTACCAAGACAACCGCCTGCGCTACCGAAACCATAATCGGATAGAGAATAGATGCGCTCACCTTTCTCCGTCCTAGCAGGGCCATGCGTAACTATTTGATGTTGTAACAGGGCGCACATTTCACGGGCCGTTGACTTCATCGAGTAATAGAATGTATCGATTCCGACTTCTTCAGCTGGTGCCATTCTAGCTTCACGATAGACCCGCCATGATGTTGAGCGAATAACCGTCCTAGCGTATGTGTCAGCTCTCCAACGTTTCCCTTGCTTGTCAGTGAAACCATAGAAACCCTTTTCTGCCCACTTCATAACCGTAGTAGATACGGCTTTGTTAGGGCCCATAACCCCAGTGACAACTTTGGCCACTGTTTCCTCGACTATGGACTGATAGACCTTTCTGACACTGACTGGCAGCGTTGTATTGATAAGGTTGTTGATGTCTCCCATGGTCTGATTGACGTAGTTAGCTAGATTTATCTGGATAAGATTGTTATCCACAAAATCACCACCACCCATTGAATCTAATAGCTGGGTTTTAGTGTCCTTGTATATCTGGTAGCCTTCGTTTTGAATGACGTAGCGTAACTGCTGCTCAGCTACTCCAGACCGTTCAGCGATAAGCTTGATATTCTCATCGTTGAGCAAGCCCATTTCACTCATTTTCTCAATCTGCCAGATATAAGGGTTATCCTCAAGGCTAGCGCTGCCACGCTCTCTAATTCGGTCAACAACTTGGTCGAATAAGTCCATTGTCATTTGATGGTAGATGTCAGCGACACGGCTAGCGTCTAGCATTAGCTGCTGATCATTTAGCTTGATAGGTTTCTTATTCGCCATAGGTTATCACTCCCCGTATATCGACTTATCTTCTAGGCTTCTATCGTTGCTGGCTTCTTCAATCGTGTTCCCGTTGATTTCTGCTTTGATTGCCTTGGCTTCCTCTGGTGTTACGTTAAGCACCTTCTCGATAGCCATTGTCTCAGTGCCAAAGCCTGCGTTAACCACCTTAATCCAGTAATCAAGCTCTGCGTTTCTGTCAGTGAAGACACCATCATCAAGGTTGACACTGATAGCGTCCATATCTGGAATTGTGCCACTGTATAGACCGTAAGCCTTGGCAAGCTCTAGCATTGAAATGATTAGCTCTCGTAGTGATTGCTCTACCAGTGAAACAATGCTGTTGCGCATTTGGTAGGTGTCCGAGTTCTCGCTGACAATCTCTGTTGCTGTCTTCATGCTCTTTCCGTCGAACGTAAACATGCCGGCTGACACACCTAACTGCATTTCAAACAAGCTCAGACCCTCATTGATAGCCTTGATATAGTCTTCTGCACGGATGGGTGTTGTAAGGTCGGTAATCTTAACACCGCCGTCAATGTCATTGCTCTCAAACTGCTCATAGACGTTTTGACCTACTTCAAATTGATGTCGGACAACAACCTTGCCGCCTTCCTCGGTATAGATAGGCTTAATCAGTTGAGCAGGAACAGCAACACGGCGCTGCCCCATTTTGACCTCCCACATAAACTGGTCATAGGTTTCATTGAGGAAATCAATCGTAGTCTTAGCGTTATCAAAGATAGATAAACCAAGAGGGCTATTGATATCCTTGTTATTCATGCCAGGGGCTTTCAGATAGGTAAATAGTGGACGGCTTAAACCGTGCAATTCCACTGATTCCTCCAGGTCCTCATAAACCTCTGACAGTGGCACCCTCTGACCTACAATGTTTTGATTGTCCGACCGGTATAGCTCGTTTGATACGGTATATTTGCCATCTTTAGACCACTCATGAAGCTCAATTAGCGTGTAATAGATTACTTTCTTACCTTGACCTTTCGTGGTCTTCGTAACGATAGCAGCACTCGAAACATCTTGAGTGTTCGATTGCAGTGGCAGAAAGACCGGTGCTTGCACAAACGACACTCTGACTTGCTCACCGTCAATATAAGGACGCATTGCAAGGCCACCAAGGGCCAGACATGACTCTAGGTAGCGTTCAAAGTTCTTTGTGAAGCGGTCATTGTTAAGCTGCTCTTGAATGAACTTGTCAGCCGTTGCATCATCCACCTTGATTTCAGCTTGTTCGTTGAATACAAGGCTAGCAATCTTCTTTGAAGCGGTCCTTGCGATAGGCAAGTGATTGAACGCCCTCTTTTGAGGTGTGCCGTTGCTATCTGTGTACTTGATAAGCGGATATTTGCCGGCAAAGTATTTCAAACTCTCCCTAATGCGGTCATATTCAGCGATAGACACGGCAATTTTAGGGTGGTCTGTGATATTAGTTAGACTTTCCGTTGTCATAACGTATTTACTCCTTGTGAATAAGTCTTTAATGGTCTGTACTATTCCCATTATTAGCTCCTTTAAGCTTTAAGATCTAACGCCCTAGCGTTGTCTAAAACGAAATATTTAAACGCATCGACGGTGTGGTCGTCCTCTTTGATAACTTTAGGGTCGTCTGTGTGTATCGTTTTTTCATCGTAGCGATACATCTTGTGTTCTTCGTAGAATATCTTGTTATTTGGCGTGTCAAGATAATAGAAGCGTCCCTCTGCCAATAGACTGGTAACCATGTCAATCATGGTCTGATTCTTCTTCTTAGCTACTGGATGCCAGCGCTCCCTATAGTCTTTGAAATACTGGTTTCGCAAAGCACCCTCTGCACTATCGATGGTCATTTTAAGTTTAGGCACTCGATACTGTTTCATAATCTTTTCGATGAAATCATGGATCATAACAGTCAATTCGCTAGGCGCCTTCTTGATTACCTGCCCCGCTGGACTGTAATAGAACGTGTCTAACAGAATCACATTACCTTTTGCAGTCAGACCAAAAGCACCGCAAGCCGTTGCTGATTGTTGGTGCCCGGTATCGAGTGCAAATGATATACCGATAAGCCTATCGTCTGTTGGCAAGCTGTCAATAGCGTGGAATGTACTCATGTTATAAACCTGATTACCAAGCCCCACTGCTTCACCCAGATAAAGATAGCGGTAATAGTCGTAATCATTCTGCTTAATGCGTTCGATATCTTCCAGCATTTGCTCGGTGACAAAGCCTAACTCATCATCAAGATAGGTGCTTGAGTGTGCCAGGTAGTTGTCATTAGTCTTGATATCCTCAAACCATTCGTTTATCCAGCTATACGGGTTTCTAAGTGGGTTGTATGACCAGAAAAACTGCACAAAGGGCGCCTTATCGTGTTTCTGCCGCATGAAAGTGACATTAGACTGGTCGAAGTCCTCAGCGTCGTTAAACTCAGCCGCTTCTTCGTACCACACGGCAATGATATTCCCAATGTCATTTGATTTCAGCTTTTGGAAATCGTCTTGGCCGTAGAAGTAGAATGTCGAACCAGTACGCTTGTGAACTATCTTAAAAGGGCTCACAGTAGCTCTAAACTGATTGTCCAGACCAAATAGACTAATGGCCCATTGAACCTTATTAAAAACGCTGTCACGGATTGTATTAGCTACCTTACGTATGACTACCACGTTAGCCTTTTCGCCCCTCATGATGTACTTAATCATCATATAGACGAGTTTCAGCACAATAACCGAGGATTTGAAAGAGTTACGCCCACCCTTAAGCACGTTGTAAGGCTTTTGAGACTGCCAAACCGTTTTGAAATGTGGGTTAACATTCTTCTGAATATCAATCGTCGCCATCTGGGATATCCTCCCATGCGTTGACAATGTTGAGGTTCATTGTTCCCTCAACGCCGCTATCGAGCTGTTCTCTTAGTTTTCTGATCTCAAGCTCCAATTTCTCGGATTGTTTTGCAGTCGGATAACGTTTCAAGATTTCAACAATTGCCTTGATAACTGTATTGTTGTCAGCCTTTTTCATCACCCGTTCAACTTCACCAGAGACTGGATTCATCATGAGGACTTCTTCATCACGCTTACCCCTTGCAATGTCGGATAGAATGGACAAGGCTTCTTTAGCATCCATGATGTTCTC